GTTTACTCGGCATGGTAGACAAGGAACTCGCAAAGTTCTTTGGTGTTTCCGAGAAAACTCTTAATACCTGGAAAAGCGAGTTTCCCGAATTTCTTCAGTCCCTGAACGCAGGTAAAGAAATTGCGAACGCCGAAGTTGCTCACTCGCTTTATAAGCGTGCCGTAGGCTTTGAGCGACCTGACGCGGTCAAGATATTCATGCCGGCGAACGCAAAAAAACCGGTTTATGCGAAGTTCACCGAGTACTATCCACCGGACGCATCTGCTGCATTCCGGTTCTTGCTTAACCGTGAGCCTGAGAAGTGGCGGGACAAACGAGAAGTGAAACTCGAAGGTATGCCACAGATCGGTGTTTTACTTGATCTACCTGAAGACGAGGGAAGTGATGATGAAAACAAAGAGTGAAGCTCAGTCCCGTCATTCAACGCGCCCGAACATGCGCCTCATGCGTCTTTCCCGTCCGCAGTCCATAGTTTTCGCAAATAAGGCCCGTTTCAAAGTCCTCAACGCCGGTCGCCGATTCGGAAAGACATTTCTTGCGATCGTCATGCTATTTGTCTGGGCAAATCAACACGCAGGTGCGGTCTGCTGGTACGTAGCTCCAACATATCGCATGGCCGAGCAGATTGCCTGGGATGAGCTGAAGCGGCAGGTCCCGGAGCAATACATAGCGCACAAAGACGAGTCCGATCTTTCAATCACGTTACTCAACGGGTCAACGATCTCTCTTCGCGGTTCAGATAATCCGGACTCTCTCCGAGGCCCTGGCCTTGATGCACTCGTTATTGACGAGTGTGCATTCCATAAGCCGGATGTCTGGGAAGTTCTTCGACCGGCACTGTCCGACAAAGAAGGCTGGTGCTTATTTATCTCGACCCCGAAGGGGTACAACTGGTTCTACGACCTCTACTGCAAAGCCGAGGAACGGGACAACTGGGCACGGTTCCAGTTTACTACACTCGACGGTGGTAACGTATCCGCGGAAGAAATCGAAGCTGCTAAATCTGAGCTTGACGAGCGGACGTTCAACCAGGAATATCTCGCTTCATTCGAAACCCTTACTGGTCGAATTTACTACTCGTTCTCCCGGGAAGAAAACAAGACTGATTACGAAATCACTGATGCTCCGATTCTTGTCGGGATGGACTTCAACGTTAATCCGATGACGGCCGTAATCGGACAACGTGCGGGGAACCAGATAATACTGTTTGATGAGATCGTCATGCCGGATGGGAATACCGATCTGATGGCTCAGGAGATCCGTAAGCGCTATCCAAAGCATCCGGTATTTGTGTATCCGGATCCTACTGGAAACCGGCGGCAAACAAACGCACTTATAGGGCAAACGGACTTCACAATACTGCGTTCACATGGATTCACTGTATTTGCACCAACCAAGCCGTATTCAGTCGCGGATAAGTTCAACACGGTTAATGCTGCACTCTGCAACAAGAACGGACTCAGGCGCGTGTTGGTCAAACGCGGGACCTGTTTACAGCTCTGCAAGGGCTGGGACGGATACTGCTACAAAAAGGACACAAGTATTCCGGACAAGTCCGGCGGGCTCGATCATGAAACGGACGCTGCTGCTTATCTGATTTGTTATGAGATTCCGATTCTGGGGACAGGCCTGGTTCAGGGAACTGCTACGGGTGTATAGCTTTGCGAAAAGGTGGGAATTATGAGTGTAAACACAAGATCACAGGAATACCTGGACAATCAAAAACGGTGGCAACTTGTTCGGGATGCGATTGCCGGCGAGGAAGTAATCAAGCAGCGTGGTGAAGGTTATCTCCCTCGACCTTCTGGGATGGACGATAGCGAGTGGAAAGCTTATGCGACCAGGCCGCACTGGTTCGGTGCCACAGGACGAACGGCCGAAGGGTTACACGGCATGATTTTCTCAAAACCTCCAGTCCTCAAAGACTGTCCGGAAGCACTCTTAAAGATTCTTGAAGATATCGACCGGCAGGGCAACAATCTCGATCAGTTCGCCTCGGATGTCACCTGGGACTCCCTTCCGACAAACTGGGGAGGCATTCTGGTCGACTATCCGGAGAGTGATTCAAACCTCGACCGAAAGGCAGCCGAAGCCGCCGGCCTGCGGGCTTATGCGGCTCGATACTCCGCGGAGTCCGTGATCAACTGGAGATGGACAACGAAGGATAACCAGCTCATGCTCTCTCTTGTTGTTCTTCATGAGCCGTACGAAGAAGAGGGAGATGACAAGTTCACAACAAAAATCAAAAACCGGTATCGAGTTCTTTCGCTGGACGATGAAGGCAACTATCAGCAGGAAGTCTACGACGACAACTCTACAGGCGGTCTGAGTGTTGCAGTCTCGACGTATAACCCACACAAGAACGGCCAGATGATGAAATACATCCCGTTCTTCCCGCTCCCTTCGAAGAACCCGGACAAAAGCATGTTGTACGATCTCGCATGCGAGAATGTCGGTCATTACCAAAAAATGGCTGACTATGAGAACGGTCTGCATCTTACCGGCATCCCGACTCCGTACGCTTCGTGTGTCGCTCCTCGTGACGATAAAGGCAGCCTCGTAGAGGTCAAACTTGGTGGGAACTCATTCCTCTGGCTCGGAGACCCGCAGGCTACTGCAGGTTATCTCGAGTTCACTGGGCAAGGTCTTGCTACTCTCGAGAAAGCAATCCAGAACTGCGAAGAGCGCATGGCGATCCTTGGCGCTCGAATTATCTCTGCAGAGAAGAAAGGCGTCGAATCTGCAGAGGCCGCTCGTATTCACCGAGCGGGTGAAAACTCCGTCCTGGCATCATTCGCCCTTAACCTGTCAGATGTGTTGACCGCGGTAATCCGGGAGATAGGGGAGTGGGAGGGTATTCCTGGAAGCGATAAGGTCACCTATTCCCTGAACACATCGTACGACCTCTCCCAGATGGATCCGCAACTGTTTACGGCCTGGACAAGCGCTCGGCTTAATAACGAAATTCCAAGAGCTGTGTACTTCAACAAACTCCAGGCAAACGGAGATATTCCACCGGGTATGAGCTTTGAGGACTGGCTCCAACAACTCGATGCTGACGGGATGAATCACGGCCCGGACGGTGATGAGTAATGGCCGTTTACGAGATCAAGCCGAATCCAGATTTCTCAACGTCTTTTATGCTGTACGTATTCCCGACAGAGGTCGAGATGCGTAAAGAAGCAAGGCGACGCATGAGAATGAACGGATGTACTAACCCTGATGACGATGATTTCGCGGGGATGTTTATTCCGTCCGTTTATGTCACGAACACAAAGCACAAGGGGAAATTTCATTCCGATATGTTCGGATATATGTTTCTTGCAGAGGAGACTATTGGCGTGGGCTATGTCGCTCATGAATGTCTTCATGCGGCAATGGCGTATGAGCGTTATCGTTTACGGTTCTCGATGGACTATAGCGACGATCAGAAAAAAGGAACCGATGACCACGAGGAGAGGCTTGCCTATTATCACGAGGACTGCATCGACAAGGTCTGGAAAGTTCTTGTAGACAATCGTCATGTAAAAACACTCAAAGGATCCACGAAATGGCTGCGCCACTGATCGATCAGATGCTAACTCACGCGATCTACTTCGAGAGGTACAAAAACCATGAAGCGGAGCAGCTCATCCGTGTACTCGATGCAGCGAATGTGCATTGTCGTCAGGTTATCGCTAAGACGAATGGTGCTGCTACCAAGGCCCGTTATCTCGATATCATGAAGGAAATCAAAGGAATCCGTGATCAGGCAGTTGAAAAGATCGATAAACAGCTTACACTTGATCTCAACGAGCTTGTTGGTTCCGAGATCAATTATCAGGCGCGTATAATGAAATCAGTCGGCATTGACCTCGGGATCATCAAACCGGCCCCGCAGAAGGTCTTCACTGCCGCGACCTTTATGCCATTCGCTTCATCGCAGACATTTGAATCTACTCTTCGCCAGCTCGGCGATGGTATGTACGAGCAATGGGATATGGCGGTACGTACCGGATATCTTACCGGTGAAACTGCCCGGGAGATAAACCGGAGAGTGCTTGGCTCCGTAAAAGACCAGCTCCCGGGAACCATGAAGAAGATCAGGAACTCATTCGATGCAAACACAAAGACAATGCTCTCTCACTACGCTGAGCGTGCACGTGATGCGGTCTATGAGGCGAATAGCGACATAATCATTGGATATCGTCGATTGGAGACGCTGGATGGCCGTACGTGTCTTGAGTGCGGTCTGGCTGATGGAAAAACATACAAGACACTGAAAGAAGCTCCTCCGCTCCCAGCACACCATCGATGCCGGGGATTACACCTCCCATTACTCCGCGGTATCGACAACTACGATGGAGAACGTGCCACAAAAGACGGCCCGGTTTCAGCAAAAACTGACTGGAAGGAGTGGTTTGAGAAGCAGCCGGTTGAACTGCAGAAAGACATACTCGGCCCGGCAAGATACGACTTATACAAGAAAGGTGCACCTTTGGGCGGATTTGTTCCGGATGGCCGGAAGCTTACGCTTCAGCAGTGGTACAAAAAAAACATGTAACAAGCTCACTTTTTAACGTTCGATGATGTTATTGACGTTTTACCATTTTCATGGTAATCTGCATGATAATACAAACGATTGCCATGCAGGAGCTAAACGACAGGGTCGGGCGATCGCATAACACACCGCAGGAGCGGAGGAGAACTTTATGCCTTTTAATTTGGAATTTCTGAAAGAGTGTCTTTCAACCGAGGATGAACTTGATGTGAAAATCACCAAGATTCTTTCCGAGTACCAGGCCGATGTCGATGGTTTGAAGCTGAACCGGGACGCCATTCTTCAGGAGAAGAAGGACCTTGAGGAGAAGCTCAAGAATATCGACGCAAAAGAAGCCGAGTACAAGAAGCAGATTTCTGATCTGTCCGAAAAGATCAAGAAAACTGGTTCGGAAGAGACCAAGGCGTTCTATGAGGCCGAGAAGCAGCGCATCATCGAAGAGTACGAGAAGACCAAGACTGCACTCGAAGCCGAACGCGATAAGTATCGCGAAGAAGCCATGAATTTCTACAGAAACGACGAATTCGAGAAGGCTGTTAAAGAGCTCAAAGCACCGGTACGCCAGGAAGTATTCGAGGATCTTCGATCTCTGTTTTATCTCCGCAATCCATTTGAACGCAAGCAGATCGACGGAACTCCCAAGTTCCTGAACGGCGAAAGCAGAACCGTCAAGGATGTTCTCGGAACATACCTCCAGACAGATGCCGGTAAATTCTATCTTGCAAACGGAAACTCCGGAGGCGGTGCTTCTGGAAGTGGTTCCGGCGGCTCAAGGCCGACGAAACCGTGGGCGGATATGTCGCTCGGTGAACAAACAAAACTGATGCGAAGTAATCCCGATCTTGCGCGCCAGCTGCAGAATGCTGGAAAGGAATAAAACATGTCAGATACTCGTATAGCAGACATCGTCGAACCTAAAGTATTCGCACCTTACATCAGGGAGCGGTCTCTCAATCAGAACCGATTCTTCCAGGCAGGTGTTATTCAGAAGAACCCTCAGATTCCCGAGCTCATCAAGGGCGGCGGAAAGGTTTTTACCCTTCCGTACTGGAAGGATCTCACCGGCGCAACCGATATCCCCTCTGAAACCGTTGAGACTACAATCTACAATATCGGTGCTGACAGAATGGTCGCCCGTCGCCAGATTCGCGAGAAGGCATGGGGCGCCAACGATCTCTCCGCGGCAATTGCTGGGGATGACCCGTATGCTGCGATCGGTGATCGCGTCGCCGGATTCTGGGCAAAGGCAGATGAGAGCGCTCTCATCAACACACTCCGCGGGGTAATTGCCGGCAACGTCAAGGACAACGCCTCGGATCTTGTTGTTGATATCTCTGTCGCCTCCGGTACGGCTACAACCAGCGCAAACAAAATCTCGGCAAAGAAATCCATCGAAGCCGTCATGAAGATGGGCGATGCCTTTGAAGAGATTGTTGCAGTGGCGGTTCACTCTGTTGTCTATCAGACTCTCGTTGAAAACGACCTCATCGATTTCATCGCAGACTCTGATGGGAAGCTCACCATTGCGACCTACATGGGACTTCGTCTGATCGTATCGGACAATCTCCCGGTCATCACTGGTACTGGAATTGCAACGAAGTACCACTCGTACTTCTTCAAATCCGAATCCGTCGCCTATGGTCAGTACGATGACGGTGCAATCATCCCGGTCGAGGTCGCGCGCAAACCCGGGCTTGGTGGTGGTACGGATATTCTCTACACCCGCAAGCAGTACGTGCTTCATCCGCTCGGATTCACCTGGGCCATGGCGTCTGATACCGGAATCACTCCGACGGACACAAACCTCATCGACGAGGATTCCTGGAACCGTGTCTATGACAAGAAGAACACCGGCGTTGTAGCGGTGATTTCAAACGGCTGATAGTACCTGAGCGCTGGATTATTCCAGCGCTCAATGCTTTACCCAAGGAGAATTGTTATGGCACGAAATACACGTAAACGATATCAAAAAGAAATCCTTGCAATCGAAGATGCACTGACCACCTCCCGCGACATGAATGTTAATGGGTTGGCCTCAGCAATCGATCTCTGTAAGGATATAATCACAAAGTACTCGGCCCACGTTGCCGATGCAGGGGAAGCCACCGAAGAGCATAAGGCGCTCCACGAAGCCGGAGCTCTTGCCTCTGTAGTCGCACCGTATGATCTGGCAACACTTCTGGCCCGGGTCAACGACATCACCACAAAGTACACCCTGCACAACACTGACGCTGCAGCCGATACTCAGACTTACCACCGGGGAAAGGGAACCGCTCAGGCTCTGGGAGCTACCACCACAATTACCACACTCTCTGGAGCGATCACCCGCCTGAACGATATCAA